GCAATGCTGCCGGAAGTGCCGAGGGTGTAGACCGTTTCGGTGATGGCGTTTTTGAAAGTGACGTTGCCATCGCTGGCGATACGCAGACGCTCGGTGCCATTGGTGTACCAACGGTGACCGGCATACGCCCCATAAACCATCGCTCCGTTCAACGCGGCTGATGTTGACCCTGTGGTTGGGGAGGAATCGTAAGCGCCCCAGATGGCGTTGTATCCACCAATAGTTGTGCTAGAGGTTGAATCGCCATCTAACATCATTGATAAAAATCGAGGCGTTGCAGTATTGGTTGAGTTCCGAATTAAGCTGAGATTGGCATAATTCCAGTTGTTCGTAGAGCGCGAATAAACCGAGTACCCAAAGCTGGTTGAGCCAAAATAAGCATCTCCATTAACGTCCAACTTCCCACCGGGAGACGTTGTTCCAATCCCCAAATTCCCACTCGCATCCACCACAAACGGAGAGCTATCAGGATTCGTTGAATCCTCCACCACCAGCGCATTGCCGGAGCCGGTTTGGGTGATGCGAAGTGCGTCGCTGGTGGAGTTGACGCTGATAACAGACGCATCGTTTGCCGTAATGCCGCCGCCAGCTACAACATTGCCAGCAATCGCATCGGCATCCTGATAAGCCAGATTTCCAAGGTACTGGTTCAGCGGGATTTCGTTTGGTGCGGTGCCGATGTCGTATTGGCTAACTACAAGGTACTGAGTTCCACCGACTGTTTCGGAGACCGTACCTCCAAATACTGCGTTTCCGCTGTCATCAATTGTTGCGGAAGAATTCTGAATAAGTTTGCCTGTTGTACCATCGAACCGCGTAATTGCATTGTCAACCGCAGAAGCTGGGCCTTGTACGTACCCACTAGGAATTGCTGTTGATTGCCACGTTGTCCCATTAGAAGTCAGAACATTGCCTGACGCCCCCGGCGCTACAACTTGAACAGCCGATGTCCCGTTACCGAGAATGACATTGTTTGCAGTAAGAGAAGTAGCTCCGGTACCGCCATTAGCGACACCTAGCGTCCCGGCCAGCGTAATCGTTCCAGTGGAAGTAACTGGACCGCCGGAAGTTGTCAGTCCTGTCGTGCCGCCAGAAACATTTACAGATGTAACACCATCCGCTACCGAAGTGGCGATCTTGACGAAATCTGACCCATCCCAAGCGACAACTGCTTTTTCCCCCGCCGCTAAAGTCACCCCCGTTGTCGGGCCTGCTCCTACAATCTTGACGGACTGTGAAGTGGATGTAGCGTTATTAACAAGATAAACTTTACTTGCTGCGGGAACTGTAATAGTCAACAGGCTCGCAGGATTGCCAATACAGTTAATGATGGCGTACTGAGACGACCCGGTGCTTCCTATACCGGCTTGCGATAGAGAGACCCCATTGGTAACGGACAGTGTTACCGCCGTCTGGCTACCGCTAATCGTCTGCGCCCCCGCAACCGCCGCATCAACATACTTACTGATGTACTCGTTGACCTCAGTACCCCATGCCCCAGACAGATCGCCTTGCGTTGGCAGCGCCAAACCAATCAATGGCGTGTAATTCACAGTAGACATTCAAAAACTCCTATTCCGTCGTAATTAACTGCCAATTAGTAACTTCCGACGTATCTATAAGTTGCCAGTCAGCGGTCTGGGTAGTACCAATATTCTGCCAGTTAGCGTCTTGTGTGTCATCTATCGGTTCCCACAATCTTCGACCAGTAATTGCATCAAGAATGGTAGCTGTTTGCGTTACAGAAGCGATGAATTTAGCCGCAGCATTACTTATCTGTACCGCCTGAACCGTTTCCTGTATTACGACCTGTACACTCTGATTAGTCTGATCCTGATCAATGCCGGTCGCTATTTCAGAAACAGCGCCATTAATTTCCTGTGCCGCACCTACCGTGTCCGCTGTTGTGGCCGCTTCTGTGACCGAACTGTAGAAAGCAAACGCTGCAAAGACACTTTCAGCCCCTACGGCTGTCTCATTTGTCTCGACCGCATACGCCGCACCTACATCAGAAGAGTCAGAACCCGCCGCCCCCTCGACGACAACCCCCGGATATATCGGAGTCGCAGATATGCCTACAGATCCAGACGCAGACTCTATTACCGCTGACGCATGGTTAACTAAGGAGCTTGCTTGGTCTGTTCCAGCGGCGGTATCAGAAACGCTCACAAGAACTTCCGCAAGCGCCGTCACTGTGTCTGTCGATACACCCGCCTCAGAAACAGCAGCTTGTAAGGCAGCAAACGTGGCGATTGAATCAGACCCAGTAGCGACCTCATCGACATCACGGTCATAGACTGAATCACCCCAGCCAGCCTGCCCCCAAGCTCCAGATCCCCAGCCGCCCTCGGACACTATATGCTCACTGCGTTAATCAGGCTGAAAGAGAAAACGTATAAGTGACGTTCAGAATGTCTCCAGATACAACCGACCGATCCCCCGGCGATCCAAAATCCGCCGCTGAAAACAACGTGCCAGAAGTTCCGCCCTTGGTATCGTCGCTGGTCAAAAACGCCCCGCCGACCGTCGTTGTTCCATTAATAGAAAAAACTGCCTTGTTGGATGTGTTTGTAACAACGGACGGATTGGCATTTGTTGCAGCCGCGAACTGAGCAGTCTGACGAACCGACTCAGAATACGCAGTAACTTCTGTCCACCCGGCATGGGAGGACATCGTATCGCCAGCAGCAGGATTGTTTGTTGACCCAGAACCGTATAACCCGATATACCATGTCGTAATAGGCGATGTTCCAGTCAGGGCTGATCCTGCCATATACTGAAGTCCGACATTCACAACCAGATTAGGGGTCTGCGCAGTCCACTTCAGGTTGCCGCTCCGGTCATAACACTCAACAACATACCGTCCAGTGGCGCGAACTTGCTCACCTGCCCCTGTGTTTGCAATGAACCCGCTGGCGCATGTATCCGCAGCTTGAGCTTTTTCGATAGTCATGGTAATTCCTTACGAGATACGCACAATGGCGCTATTTACGTCCGCCGACGGGAATGTCACTTGGAACGTGTCATTGCTGACCGTCTTATCCGAGCCAAAATCTAATACAGCAACTGATTTGTTACCCTCGCTGCTGTTATAAATCAACGCACCTCTGGCAGTAAACGTCGCCCCAGTCCACGAAATATTTGAGAACGACACATACGCGGTTGGGACGTTGGACAGGTTATTACCAGAAGTCGGTGACACACTGATTGAAAGCGTTTTCCCGCCAGCCGTGTAGCCGGTTCCGGTTACTTCATTAGTCGTTGTGTACGCAGTAGTTGCCGCGCCAATAGACGAGTCCCCCGTATACAACGCAATCTTGAACGTATCCGGAGAAGTTGGCCCAAAGTTATGTACCGCCTGAAGCAGTTCGACTTTGAAGCTTGTTGTAGCAGTCTGAGTAATAGCCATATCAAGTCACCGCCTGTCTGTACTGCCCAGAACGGTAAGCGTCTTGACGCTCCATGCCATCACCGAGGCGTTTGGCAAGTGCCAATGCTTCTGTATACTTGCCATTGTAGAGGGCTAGCATATCCGGCTCACCCTTCATAAAGGTGTAAGCCTCAACAAGCGACCCGTACAACAGAACCGTATCAAAATTATCACCCAGCCACGTTGTGTTTGCCGTGGTGATCGACTCTGGGTAATAGAAGTAATGCAACTCCACCGTATACGCGCTATCGGGTTTTGGCCCTAACATGAACGACAACTCATTCACATCATCCGACCGTGGGCCAAACAACGCATAGTACCTCGGCAACCCCGTATCAGTGGCTTTAGGATACGCCGCACGGATGAAGTTCACATCCTTATTAAGCAGGTACTCGTAATTCCCGTCACCGTCAATAACAGCCATCGAGTACGTCGCAAGGTAGTCACTAGGCGCACTTAAATATGGTGTAGACGTTGATACGGTGCCCGTCACGTTCTTGCGCAGCGATGGAAACTGGACCGCGTTATAAATCCGCTGTTCAGCCTGTTGAATAAACCGATTGATCTGCTCAGCCGTAGTCTCGGTTGAGCCGTCAGAAAGCGTAACGTCCGGAAAGACGTTTTCCGTATACGCTTGAATCGACGCGACTAACTCGGTGTAGTTCATGCTTACGCCATCGGGCCACGGGCCATTGTGCCTTTAGTTGCCGCGCCAGTACCACGGATTTTAATACCGGAAGTCTTGGTTGGGGCATACTCTTGACTGCGCATGTTACCCACGATAACCGCCGTATCGCGAAGATACTTGCTATTAGCTTCTTCACCAACGACGGGGGATTTTACTTTTTGAGGCTGTTTATAGGTAGGCATAGTCTGCTTACGCTCCTGTTTGAACTGTAACTGTACCAACTTGGGCGTATAAAACCAAGTTATTTGGGGTTAATGCGGTATCAAAACTTCTGGCTCCACCCACCGGATTCCAACCCCACTGGAACACACGACTACCACCCGTAGGCACACCTGTTTGGTCTACAGATGGACCGGAAGTGTTCTCAACTTGCAAACCATTTAAACCGGCTTGATAGTAGCTATTATCAGGGCGCGGATTGCGGATTGCCTGCGGATCGTCTACCGGGTACATGCCTAACTGAAGTTGCGGCTGATCGGGGTCCCAGCATTCCGGGCAAACCAGAATGTTTACCTGCTTGGTTTTAATGACAAGCTTTTTTAGTTTAGTGAGCTTATAACGCTGCCCACAGCGATCGCACTCGCTTATCGCATTCTTACCACTAGCGAAGCGATTACCCATGATCTACCCAATGTACATCTGACGAGGCACAAAACGAACTGCAGCTTTTTCCCGATCTTCCTGCTCAGCCAACGTCCACGCTTCGTCATATTGCGCTTTAAGCATTTGCAAACGCGGAGCCGCTTCAGGGATCTTCAACGCTAAATAATAGGCTAGTCCAGCTACCATAGCCGGGATAAACCGAAACGGTACATCCATTGTATTAACGCCACTTCCGGCATCTTCAATCCGACGCAATCGCCAATAAACTAGCGTGTAATAGTCAGAAATATCCGGAACCGGCCAAATCGTTACACTAGGCGTGGCTTGCGCCCTATTTACAAGAATCTGAATAGGCCGTGCTTGCGTCGTTTTATTAGGAATCGTAGCGTAAGTAGAAACACTGATTCGCGTAATAGTTAGATCCGACTGATTGGACCCTGACCCTGTACGGACTACATGCTCAATAAGATCTACTGTTTCGCTAGGCAGATTGTACGTAGCTGTACCCTGCACAAGCGGGATGCTTCCTTGCTCAAATGTCCACATGTTTAGGCCACGATTGGCCCAATCAGCAAACATCAAGTTAAGCGACCGCCGTGCCGTGCGAAGGTCATAACCCGTACGTAACTCAGTACCTGCACGTTCAAACGCCTCTTCAACGAGTTCAGAAAGATCAAGATTAAACGTAGCGGTACCAGAAGTTGCCATATCAGCCACCCGTACGCGAATTAGTCATTGCATTGCGCAATGCAACAAGACCACCATCTCGGGGTTGAGGGGGTCTAACCTGCGGGGGCATCATTGGACGTTGTTGCATCCCTTGCGCAGGCATGAACATGCCCTGCGCAGGCATCCCTTGCGGAGCCATAGGCATCCCTTGCGGAGCCATAGGCATCCCTTGCGGAGCCATAGGCATTCCTTGCGGAGCCATAGGCATCCCTTGCGCAGGCATCATAGGCCGAGGAGGCATCCCTTGCGTGGGTACTCCCTGCGGAAACGGCATAGAAGCGGACGGCATAGAAGCGGACGGCATTGTTGCTGCAAGTTGTTGCGCCATATCCGCAGAGCGTAACCCGTAGGGATTAAACATGCCGTCCATAGTGCTTACCCTTTAGCCGTTTTTGCTGACTCTAGGAACGCTTGAGCCGTTGGAGCACCTTTTTGACCCGGCTTACGCATTTGTTCGCCAGACCCCGCAGCGATTCTTTTACGCTTGCGATTGATATTTTCATACAGACCCACCTTTCCGCCAGCGGCCATCTTAGGCATTTTGTTGGGGCTGAGTGCCCCCATTCCGCGACAGGCCATCATTTTACGAACCGTCCTTTAGTCAGACCGCGACGGGCAATACCATCACCACGATTCCTAACCATACCGCCCTTAGCCATTTTCTTAGCTCTGCCGCCGCTTTCTTCACTATCTTCTTTTTTCTTAATACGCCGCGTCCTTAGTGCCTTAGGAATGATCTCTGCACGTTTAGAGACGGGAGCCGTATCAATAACCGTATCGGAAACCGGCGCACCACGAGACGTTACTTCTGCTACGTCCGGTCCAGTATCCAAAACGGGTCTACGCGAAGATGCAGCAGTCGGCATATCCATTGCGGCAGCAGCTTGCGCCATACGCATACGCTGTTCTGCCGTAGGCATAGACACACCCTCTGCCGGAGCTACCGCACGACGCGCGGTCGCAAGCGGCATATCCATACTATCTGCTGTAACACGACGCGGTGCAACTGGAGGCATATCCATCCCGGCAGCAGCTTGCGCCATGCGCATGCGTTGCCCTGCCGTAGGCATATCCATGCTGTCTGCTGTAGCAGGACGGCGTTTAACTTGCACAGGACGCGCAGGACGCTTCATTGATGGCCTTGACGCTGCCATCTTAGCTTCATCTGCCATGTCTTGGTCTTCTGAGCTTGACTCATTCATACGAGCAAGCATCTCTAGCGCACGGGCACGGGTAGCGTCATCATTATTACGATTACGTCCCTCCCTGAGTCCCGTGTCGCCACCATCAGCAAACTTACGCATACGTCGCTTAGCCATGACTAGCACATCCTTCCACGAGTTTTGCCACGCTGGGCGATACCATCACCACGGGAACTGACCATACCGCCAGACTTGCGACCAATAATCGGGGTCGTCGTTTTGCGCTTTTGCGTCTCCAGCATCTTTTGCTCTTGCCGTTGACGCTTCATTTCTTCGACTTCTTTAGGCGTTGGGGTAGTCCGCACCGCTTCCGCGTTGTACTGACGCGCTTTCTCGTCATAGTTCGTCATGCCGCCTTCAGCCATGCGCTTAGGCTTTTTCATCGGCATTTCATCTTCCATCTTCTCCCCACGAGCATACTGCTGGGGAGTGATTTTGCCCGACTTGATGGCCTTAGCTTCTTTCAATTCTTCAGCGTAAGACTCTTTACCTTTGAACAGCTTTTTCATAACGTCGCCGCCTTTTCCGAATTTACGGCCTTTATCGGCCTTAATAAACTCTTGCCCCACAGACCGGGGAACACCCGCTTTTTTGGCGAACGCAGGGTTATTTGCCACTGCCGCCATGAAGTTATGCTGCTTTTTGCTGGTACTTGGCATGTCAACACTTCCACGCTCTAAGACTTTTATTGATCCGGCTATTTGGATCTTTTGCAGTCTTGGTCGAAGTTAACTTCTTCTTCATCCCCTTCATCCGCGCACAAAAGGAGTCTCGGCGCGACCCTCCTTCTGGTTGCGGCGGCTTTAAGCCCGGTTTGCCGGGGTTGGCTCG